TCATCTGGTCGTAAAGTTAATGTATCTGTTAAATGGGACGGTGCGCCTGCTATAATATGTGGTATTAATCCAGAAAACGGCAAATTCTTTGTCGGTACTAAATCAGTATTCAATAAAACTCCTAAAATTAATTACAACCTATCAGACATTAGAAAAAACCATACAGGTGCAGTTGCAGATAAATTATCTATTTGCATTAGGTATCTTTCAAGACTTCCTATAAAAGGCATATTACAAGGCGACTTATTATTTACGCAAGATGATAAGAAAGGTGTAACCATTGATGGTGAAAAAATGATTTCATTTACACCTAATACTATTACGTATGCAGTACCAGTAGATAGTGGTATTGGTAGACAAATTGCCAGAGCCAAGATGGGGATTGTATTTCATACTTCATATGGTGGTAAAACTATGGATAGTTTAACTGCTGGTTTTGGAACTATTAGAGGTAGTGGTGGTTCTAATATATTTTTAGCGTCTGCTCAATATACAGATAAATCTGGTTCTGTAATGTTTAATGCTAATGAATTAAAAGCATTTGATGGTCAAATAAGAATGGCTGAGGGCTCATTAAGAAAAGCAGGACCTATGTTAAATTTAATGAGTAAAAATACGCAAGACCAATTATCAGTTGGTTTCAGATTAAAAACTTTCTTTAACTATTTTATTAAAACTACAAACTCTGATATGGGTAAAGTAAATACAATGCAAAAACAATTCAGAGATTATTATGAAAATACTTTACAGGCAGAAATAGACGCAAGAAAAACACCAAAAGGTAAAGAAAAATTTATTAAAGCAAAAGCAGATGGTTTAAGATTTATTGATAGAAATAGAACCGCTTTATACTTTGCAATTGCTAGCCATATTACTTTAGGAAATTGTAAGAATACTTTATTAAGAAAGATGAATCAAATACAAAGTATTGGTCATTTTATTAGAACAAGTAATGGTTATAGAGTAACCGCTCCTGAAGGATATGTTGCAGTTGATAGAGTTGCAGGTGCAGTTAAACTTGTAGATAGATTAGAATTTAGTAGAACAAACTTTACATTACCGAAAGGATGGAATTAGTGAGAACAATACCAGATACAATTGATTTAATTAAAATGAAGTTAAAACCTTTTAGACCGATTGCAATATTAGATTCATATTATAGTATAATTGAAAGCATTGGTAGTAAAATGAGTGTTTATGCTTGGCAAAAAAGATGGTGTAATAGGCAGAAAGGTACAGGTTATAGAAAGTGAAATTTGTAGAAAGATTTTTAAGAGAAGTAAAAGGTGGACCTTGGCAAATTATAATGATAGGTGGTCCAGGTTCGGGTAAATCAACTTACTCAAAATATATTACAAAACATTTTGACATACCACACATTTATACTGGTGATATGATGAGAGATTTGTCAAAGAAAGATACGCCAGACGGAAAGAAAGTAAAAGAATTATTAGACCAAGGTAAATTTGCACCAACAGAAATTGTAATGCGAGAAGTAATTAATAGATTAAAAAAACCAGACGCAAGAAACGGTTATGTATTTGATGGTTTTCCTAGAAGTATGGAACAAGTTAGAGCAATGGATAAAAATAATATAGAACATAATTTTATTATTAATTTACAAGTATCTGAACAAGAAGTAATTAAAAGATTGACAGCTAGAGGTAGAGCAGACGATAAACCAGAGGTTATAAAACAAAGATTAAGAGAACACGAAAAACAAGTTGGTCCTGTTATTAAGCATTTTGAAGACCAATTAATAAATATAAAGGCTGAGGGTGCTGAACCTGAAGTTATTGCAAACAAAATAATAAAAAGAATAGAAAGATGAAATCATTTAACGACATAAGATATCAAGAATTAAAAGAAGGTTTATATGACCCTAATATATTCAAAGCATTTTTTCTTGCAGGTGGTCCAGGTTCTGGTAAAACATTTGTTACCAGAAGCGCATTTGGTGGAACAGGTTTAAGAATGGTAAACTCTGATAATGCTTTTGAAGTTGCGTTAAAGAAAAATAATTTATCTTTAAAAATGCCTGAAGATGAGGCAGAGGCAAGAGATATAATAAGAGCCAGAGCAAAAGCAACAACAGGTAATATTATGGACTTATCAATCAAAGGAAGATTAGGTATGGTTGTTGATGGTACTGGTAGAGATTATGATAAGATTGCAAATCAAAAAGCAATGTTACAACAATTAGGTTATGATTGTTATATGATATTTGTAAATACAAGTTTAGATGTTGCATTAGAAAGAAATGCTAGACGAGAAAGAACCGTACCAGAATATATTACAAGAAAATCACATGCTATTGTACAAAGTAATATTGGTAAATTTCAAAATAGTTTTGGTATGGGCAACATGGTAATTATTGATAATAGTAAGGATGATAGAGAACTTACAACACAAATTATGGATAGATGTTCTAAAGCAGTTAGAAGATTATTAAGCAACAAGATTAAATCATACACAGCAAAAAGATGGATGGCTACAGAAAGAAGATTAAAAAGAAGATGAAAACTTTTTTAGAAGCAGTAATAGATATACCAAGAAGAACTTACGCTAAAGGTGTGTTTGATGAAGCTGATACTAACAATCCTAAAATTAAAGATAGTGTAAAATCATTAATTGATAAACAGATAGAAGAGTTTGAAACAGAATATCCAGTTGTAAAAATTGGTCTTATAGGTTCTATCTTAACAAAAAGATATAGAGATGACGCAGACCTAGACATAAATGTATTGTTTGATGTACCAGTAGAAAAAAGAGAAGATGAAAGATTAAGATTATCTCAAAAGTATTTGTCTGCTAAATCACCAGATAGTGTAAATGGTAAACTAATACCTGGTACACGACATCCTATTAACTATTATTTTATTACAGATAAACAAACTTATGAAGATCAGAATAAAAAGGCAGACGCAGTATTTGATATAGGTAAAAATAAATTTGTAAAAAGACCTGAAGATTTTGAATTTGATCCTTCTTTATATGTAAAAGATTTTGATAAAAAAGTACAAGAAATAGACGTTATTAAAGGTGAATTAAAAAGAGATATAATAGATTATAAAGAATTAAAAGGATTAACAACTAATGATGTTTTAAATTTACAAGATAAAGTAAAAGATAAGTTAGAAGAAATAGAAGATAGTATAGAAGACATAATAAAAATAGGTGATGTAGTTATAGCAGATAGAAGAAAAGCATTTGATAGTGATATGTCACCTGAACAAATAAGACAATTTGGAATTAAAAATAGATTACCTAAAGCAGTAATCTATAAGATGTTAGAGAAATACCATTATATAACTTTCTACAAATATTGTAAAAAGATATTAGACGATGGTGTGGTAACTGATAAAGAGATAGACGATTTAAGTATAAACGAAAAGAGAAGAAAATCAATTGCATTTACATTTGGTAGATTTAATCCACCAACATCTGGACACGAAAAACTAATTAATAAAGTTGCAAGTGTTAGAGCAGATACTTTCAAAATATATTTAAGTAGAAGTAATGATCCTAAAAAGAATCCATTATCGCCTAGAACAAAACTAACTCATATGAAAATGATGTTTCCTAGATATAGTAGAAACATTGAAATCAATAACACTAATATGATTTTAGATATAGCAAGTAAATTACATAGACAAGGATTTACTGAAATCTTTATGGTCGTAGGTAGTGATAGAGTTAGAGAATTTGAAACAATACTTAACAAGTATAATGATGTAAGAAGTAGGCACGGATATTATAACTTTGATAATATTAATGTATTATCAGCAGGTGAAAGAGATCCAGATTCAGAAGGTGTATCAGGTATGTCAGCAAGTAAGATGAGGGATGCCGCTAGTAAAGATGATTTTACTACTTTCAAAAGAGGTGTACCATCATCATACAGAAATGCAGATGATTTATTTAAAGACGTAAGAAAAGGAATGAGATTAGTAGCAAGTATGGAATACGATACTAACTTTAGACCGATAAAAACCTTACAAGAATTTGAACAAAATCAAATTAGAGATTTATATATTAGAGAAATGATCTTTAATATAGGAGATAAAATAAAATATATCAAAGAAGATATAGATGGAAAAGTGATAAGAAAAGGTACAAATTATATTGTACTAGAAGATAACAACAACAATTTACACAAAGCGTGGATATGGGATTGCTTACCAAATCCAGCAGATAGAGAGGCACAAGTGAGAGAACACAATTTAGATGTAGATTACGGCTTTACAGCAGTTTCTACTAAAGAAGATATGGATAGGTTGCCACAAGATAAAGACGTTAAGAAAAAAGACGGAACACAACCTAAAAAGTATTACAAAGATATGTCAAAAGACACAAAATCAAAAAGAGCAGATCATTTTAAAAATACAGATACTACTAAAAATGACAATGATCCTGCACCTGGTGATAAAGACGCAAAGACAAAACCAAGTGTACATACAAAGAAATTTAAACAAATGTATGGTGAAACAAAGAAAGAATCATACGATATAGGACACGATTATGCTAAACACGCTGTATCAGTTACGCCAGGACAAGATGGATATGACCCTAATTATCAAGGTGGATCATATAAACCTGCAGTAGATGGTACGTCTGGAGATCAAGTAATTACTAGACCTATTAGTGATGATATTTCTATAAAAGATGTCAACGATTGGTCAACTTCAAGTGAAACAATAGATAAATATAAGGAAAGATACAAAGAAGAATGGCAGAAAAAGTTATCTGAAGTTGTATCTAAAATGATAAGGAATTTATAATGTTAAGTTTTAGTGATTACAAAGATAAAATTTCTCAATCGGTACATTATCATATAGAAAATAATATACCGTTTGCTGAGAACATTTATAGGGTTCATAGTGAAGAATTTTATAAGTTGTTTAGAGAGGCAAGAGAGTTATATAATGAAGGTTTACTAACTGAATTAACTAGTTGGGATAAAACTTTATTAGAAACTGACATTGGAGAATTTGGTGATTACGAAGATCAAAGAGTACCACTAGATTGTCCTATACAAGAAGAAGATAAAAAAGATCCGCCACTTAACAAACCTAAAAGAGGTGGACCTAAAAAGTTTTATGTCTTTGTTAAAGACGGAGACAAAATTAAGAAGGTGACTTGGGGAGATACAACAGGATTGAAAGTGAAACTAAACGACCCCAAAGCTAGAAAGTCCTTTGCAGCTAGACATAGATGTGCTAGTCAAAAGGATAAAACAAAGGCGTCATATTGGGCTTGTAATCTGCCTAGATATGCAAAGAGTTTAGGACTTGGCAATGGCGGAAACTTCTTTTGGTAAACCGTATACTGATTTAAAAACAAATGGTATACACCAGAGAGTTTTTAATTTTGATGTTGAAGACAAAGAACTAATTTGGCATAGAGACAAGTTAGATAGAAAAATAAAAGTTGTCTCTGGTGTTAATTGGAAACTTCAAATGGATAATGAGTTGCCAGAAGTATTGAAAGTAGGTAATGAGTATAACATACCGAAGATGGTTTATCATAGATTACATAAAGGTGAAGGTAGATTAATAATAGACATTAAGGAATACGAGGAAAGAAAATGACAAGATACAAAAAGACAATGGCAGAAGCAATCGCTGAAGTCTGGGCAAACGATATACAGCTAGACGAAGGTAAGATGAAAACAATTGCCACTATGTTCGCAGGTGGTTCATCACCAGAAGAAATAGCAAAGAAGATGAAACTTCCGTTGTCTACGGTTAAGTCAATATTAGGTGAAGAAGATTTACCTGAAAGTATGTTATGGGAGTTTACAGACGCTCAAATACAAAAACTTAAAAAAGAATATTCAGGACTTAAAGGTGCAAGAATATCACTTGCAAGAGCTAATCAATTAAGAAATATCTTTGACAAGATAACAAATTCACAATTACCAAAATTATACAAAGCAGACATTCCTTTCCTTTCTTCTATGGCTGCAAGTCGTATGATACAAAAAGGTATTCAAATTCCTAAAGGTATTAAACTATCTACTTTTGAAAATAAATCTTGGGAAGAGATTACAGAAACACATACTAGTGACCAATCATCTAAAAATATTCAAAAAGATAAGAACAAACAAGAGAACGCTCCGTCAGAAGCAGACATAGACAGATTAAAAAAACAAGGTCTAAAACCTACTAAAGAAGCAAAATTTGATTTTATAAAATTAAGAAATGGTACAAAAGTTTTAGATAAGGTTTATCCTAATATGACACAAGCAAGAAATGCTGCTAGTGGTCTAATGCAATTACACAAAGGAACAAAAGCAGACGGTTATCAATCACCATTTAATAATAGATTTTATGTAAGAATTAGAGAAGAACAATTAAAAGAATATGCAGAATACATTGAATATATGTGTAAGTCTTCATCACAAGCAAAACAAGTTGCCAATATGTTTAAAGGTAAGATTGGTGGTGGTGAACTATCAGCTTCTGGTTCAGAAGTAAGAGTTGATAGTGCTAAAGATGTAGAGAACATACACAAACAAGTAGTAGCAAAGTTTGGTGATGATGTAAGAGTTATTACTAAAGAAGAAAATTTAGAAGAGAACGCTAATGTAATGAAAGGCGTTGATGACTATATTAAAATAGGACAAGACAAGATTAAAAATCATCCTAGTTTCAAAGCATTATACGCTAAACAAAAAAGAGATTTAATGAAAACGGTAGGTCCTAAATATATTAAAATACACGATACAGAAAACGGACAAAAGAGAAGTATACACGCTTTCATAGATAAACAAACAGGTGACTTATTTAAACCTGCTGGTGTTAATGCTCCTGCTAAAGGTGCAAGAGGTAATGTAACCAACAAAGATTTTATGAGTAAATTAAAAACTAGATTTGATACACACGGAGGTCACTTATATGCAAGAGACCCATACGCTAGAATATTCGGTAGTATGTTTGAACAAGATGAAACTGAAAACGGAGAAGTTGAAAGCGGTAAAATCAAATTAAAAGATATGATGAAAGGTAAAGACGAAGATAAGAAAAAAGAAAAAGAAGAGAAGTCTAAAGAAAATATAGACAGATTAAAAGACCAAGTTGCTTTACTAAAACAGAAATTAGAAATTGAAAAGAATAAGGCAGTTAAACCAGAACCTAATCCAGATACTGGTGAAGTGCCGTTATCAGTAGGTCTCGCACAAAAACTTTTAAAAGATAAAGAAAAGAAAGAAGTTAAGAAAGAAGAAGCTGACTTAACTAAAAAACAAATAAAAATGGTACACAAAGTTGCTGATGATTTACCAAAGAAATCTTTTAGAGATAGATATGGTAAGGAAAAAGGTGATAGTGTGAGATATGGTACCGCAACTAATATGGTAAAAAAGAAAATGAAAGTAGAAAACTCAAAACATCCTGCAAAGGCAATGTATGAAACAATTAAAGCAGTAAAAAACAAAGCTGAAAAAACAGGTATGCCGTATTCTATTTTAAAGAAAGTTTATGATAGAGGAATGGCTGCGTGGAAAGGTGGTCATAGACCAGGTGCTACACAACAACAATGGGCACTTGCTAGAGTAAACTCTTTTGTAACCAAATCAAGTGGTACTTGGGGCGGTGCAGATAAAGATTTAGCAAAGAAAGTTAGAGGAAGTAAGTAATGGGAAAAAGATATTTAGATATTAAACCAGGTTCGTTAGAAGACGCAATCTCTAAAGTAAATGAAAAGTTATCACCTAAACAAAAGAAGTTAGATGTTAACAAAAATGGTAAAATAGATGGTTCTGACCTTGCAAAATTAAGAGCAGGTAAGAAAGAAGATATGTCTAGTGATACCGTTCTACCTAAAAATGCAGTAGAAAAAGACCCTTTAGATATTAAATCAAAAGAACCTGAAAAAAA